GAGCAATGGGAAGCATAAACAAGTAAATTACTAAAAGCAATTACAATATGAACGACAAAGTAAAGGAAAAAATCGCAAAAGTCTATGAACTCGTAAAACGAGGCGTAGCAGGAGAGCAGAAATCAGCCGAGAAAATGCTAAACAAACTGCTTGAGAAATACAACATTTCAGAAGAAGAGCTTAATAATATCACAGAAAAAGAGTATTACTTTNACGAGCTTAATAGTATCACAGAAAAAGAGTATTACTTTAAGTACTCCTCTGATTTAGACCAATGGCTATTTATGCAGCTCATTAACTACTTCTTTAAGGATAAAAGCTACAAAATTTACCGCATTAAAGGTAGTGGCGTAAAAGAATTTTCAATACAGATGCCCTACTTAGATTGGGTAACATTAGATAGTGCCTACGGCTATTTCAAAGCACATCTAAACCAACAATGGCGCAAACACGGCTTGCCAATAGTGAATCGTTGCCGAACTACCAAAACTAAAAACAAACGCCGTCAGGAAATGCAAGCAAGTTTTTTTTCGTTATACATAATTCGTTCAGGTATTTATCACCCATCACAAAATAGCTCTTGTCGCCTTAGTGAGGAAGAAATAAAAAGACGAACTATCCTTCACGATGTTGAGGGCGGCAAATACACACAACAAGTAACCACAGGTCTATATTTAGAATAACCTTTTAAACACTATTTAAACAATGGATAAACAAGAATTATTAAGTTATCTGAAAAAGGCGCAAACACACCTCTCAGAGATTGAGATACTCACAGAGTATCATAATAAAATAATGAAAAAACTCTATTTACAAATTCCTCCTGAACTTAGTGAGGATAAAGAAATAGGTGATTTACTCAAAGAATTGGACAATCGCAATGAAGAGGTTGCCATAAGTTGGTCAATGTATTTATTTAAAGGATAAAAATGAAAATCTACATATCAGGAAAGATTAGTGGTACAAACCTCACCGAAACCCGCGCACGTTTCGCAGCCGTAGCCAAAGCGGCGAAAAGATTAGGCTATGAGCCCGTAAACCCCTTAGAAAACGGACTTACCGAGCACGATAGCTGGGAAGCGCATATGCTTAAAGATATTGCCGACCTGCTACAATGCAAGGCTATCTATATGCTACAAGGATGGCAAGAAAGCAAGGGCGCACGTATCGAGTATTGCATCGCTACTGAATTAGAGCTGCATATAATGTACGAGGTAGAGCAGCCTATAGAGTATGATACAGAATAATCACCAAGGCAAAGGGTATAACACTACCTTTTGCCTTTTTTGTACGAGCCACAAGCAATTTTTTTGCAAAAAAAACTTCTAAACTTGTCCCTTGAGGAATGGGGGTGAAAAAGTGTTGTGAGGTGTTGTGCTGTAAGGGTTTGCGTGGTGTAGGTTCGATGTTGGTTCGATATTGGTTCGATATTGGCTGTAGTGAAGTAGGGGGATTCTGTGGGTAAGGGTAAGGGGTGAAAAGGTGAGGTTTCAGGGTGTAAGTGTTTGAATGTTCGTTAGTTATCAATTTTTAATTTTTAGCTATAAAAGTCCTTTCACAACACCCCAAAACACCCTACTTTTGTGGCAAATTAGCTAATTTGCTAATTTTCAAATTTGCTAATTTATATCCAATGGAACTCTGCAACCTCCCCGAATCCTTCACCCGTCAAATATCGCACGTGCTCTTGTTTGAAGCCGCTTCTTTTAGCTTCAATCAGAATATGCGCGCTCTTACCCCCAATGAAAATAGCTATCTGTTGCGTATCGACCTGCATAACCCCTCGCCTTATAACCGCAAGGTGAGTATCAAGCAGCAAAACCACAACGATTATTTCGATATACAAGTCTCTTTGCCCATCTACGATTTGTCTAAGGACACCCGCCAAAAGCTCATCGGCTTTCACAAGCAACGCCGTTACGTGGTCGCCCTGGTATCGGAGCAGGAAATGCTGGTAGTAGGCAACGCCCGCGAGCCTTTCAGCTTTACTATCGACGATAACATAGCCGATAATGGCAAGGGCACCGATAGCTATATAGTAACCATTACAGGGCAAACCATCATCTTCCCTAATATCAGTAAGATAACCGAAAAATTCCGTGTCCTTTTCTTTGCGCCGCCTTTGCAATAACTTTGCACCATTAATTATTTGCCGATTAGCAAATTGGCAAATTAGCAAATTGACAAATTATTATGCTATTCTCTATCAATTATAATTACCTTGCTGAAAAACTCCCCGAACTCCTCTTAGCCTATCGCAAGGGGAGTTTCGAGAGTTCGCATTGGTATGAAGAGGAGTACCTCTATAATTCTCAGCAACGCAACGCCTCTTTGCAACAAGGGCGCGACAGCTTTCCTGTAGTGGTAGAACTCAAGCAGCCCATCGTCAAATACACCTCTTACGGATATATCGGTACTCAATATATAATTTCTCTGTTAGAAGCTCTGGAATCGCACCAAGCCGTTACCGCTATCGTGCTCGACATCGATAGCGGGGGCGGAATGGTTGCAGGCACTGAGGAGCTTGCCAGCGTTATTCGCAGCTTGCGCAAACCTACCGTAGCCTATACGGGTGGCTGTATGTGCAGTGCCGCTTATTGGATTGCTAGTGCTTGCGACAAGGTAGTTGCTGCCCCTTTTGCCGATGCCATTGGCAGTATAGGCACGATATGGAGTTTTCAAGATTTTGCGCCCCTTTTAGAAAAGTACGGCGTGAAAGTGTACGAACTCTATGCCCCCGAAAGCAGTGAGAAAAATAAGGCTTGGCGCGACCTTAAAGAAGGTAACGACAAAACCATATTGCAAAACCTTTCAGAATACAACGCTCGTTTTATAAAATGCGTAAAATCCTACCGTCCCGATGCTAACGAAGAAGTATTCAAAGGCAATACTTATAATGCTAAAAAAGCCAAAGCAATGGGACTGATAGACGAAATAATGACACTTAACGACATAATTAGTCAATTAGTAAATTAGGAAATTAGCAAATTAGAAAATTAGAAAATTGACAAATTTAATTAGTATGAAACACGCAAGAATCGCCGCTATATTGGCACTCGCCAGTATCGACCTAAAGAGTCCCTTATTTGGGAATGAAAAATTTGTGGAGCTCAAAGAATCGCAGCTCGACAAGATTGAAGCCGCCTTGGTAGCTGCCGAAGCCGCTGCCAACAACACTGCCCTCGAGCAGCTTATGGCAGAGCTGAAAGCCAATAACGAAAAGCTATCGGCTGAAAAAGCTGCCCTTATTGCCGAAAAAGAAGCCCTCGCAACGCAAGTAACTACCCTTACTGCCGAAACCGAGCGTCTCAAAACCGAACTCAACAATCGCCCTGCGCACTCATTGCCAGCCAATGACGGCAAAGAAGATGAAGCAAAAGGAGAGTTCGATGGCATTGTAGATATGAACGATGCACACAATCAATTAGCAAATTAGCAAATTAGAAAAATGGGAAATACAATTAAAGCTACTGAAATTGCAAAAGAGCTCGTACGCTACGGCAACGCCCGTCCTATCGAACTCGAAGCAGCGATACTCTCTAAAGAAATCCTGCTAAACCGCTACGCCAAACCACTGGGCAAAGTAAAAGGCGAATGGCATATACCTGCTGTATTTATCAGCAATGTAGTGCAAGCCTTTTCCGACAAGTGGACGGGCGCTGGCGAAGTGTCTTTCAAAAAGAAACTTTTGAAAAACTTCCGTCAGAAAATCAACTTCCCTATCAACCCCAACGACATCGTTGGCAGTTGGGAAGAAGCTATGTACGAAGAGGACAAAAAACCCAATGAAATGCCCATCAGCAAGTTCATTATGGGGCTTATCATCAAAAAAGTAATTTCCGACCTCGACCTCATTAGTATTACAGGCAAGTACGATGCCACCCAAGTAGGCAGCACTACCCCCGATTATACCAAAACAATGGACGGACTTAACGAAGTGGTAAACCACGCCGTTGCCGATACCGACAATCCTGTTTTCCACATTCCTGTAGATGCCAGTGTAACAAGTATTGTCGACCGCGTTACTAAGTTTGAAAAAGGCTTGCCAGGGGGCGTGAAGGTAACTACCCTTTTCATCGCTCTTGAAGAGTTCAACGACTATGTAGAGCAACGCGAAACACCTGCCAACCAATACATCGACTTCAACGATCCGCAACGTGGCAAAACCAAATATGGACGCGACTTGGTAGGTGTACCAGGACTGAAACCAGGGCGTATCATCGCGTGGGTAGACGGTAACCTCTTCCGCCTATATGACCGCGTAGATAATCCTGCACGTATCAACGATGTACAGGTACAAGATTACCTTGTAAAAATATTCTCTGAATGGCACTTGGGCTACGACTTTGCCGTAAACCAATACCTATTCGTAGAAACCAAAGACGCACTCAAAAAACGAGGATTGAACAACGCCGACCAAAACAAGTTGTTCTACCCTAACCTCGTATTAGCAAATTAGCAAATTAGCAAA